TGCTAGATCAGATCCTTCTCTTTGAAAGCCCATACCCTCTTGAATACCAGCTTGAGCTTGTGGTACAAATCCCATAGCTTGATCTAGTGCATCTTCTTGTCTGCCGTATAATCTACCAGCATCTTCTAGGTATGGTTGAAATTGACCTAAACCACCAGCTGCTTGACGTGCCTGTATTTGTAGTGGTGTAAGACCTGCTGTTTGTTCTATAGGTATATCTCTAGGTTGAGATATTAATCCTTCGTATTCGCCAGGTGAACCAAAGTAAGACCCAAGAAGTCTTCTTGAGTAATCTTCCATGTAAGGAGATTGAAATTGATAACCTGTTTGCGGAGTTGTTATAACCTCTGCTGGTGGCCCTTGTTTTGTTTTACTATCAAAGATTCCCATTATCTGTATTTCCTCATCATTTGTTCGCCTTCTTTTTGTAAGGCATACATTTGACGTGCACCCTCTAAGCGTTGTTGATATTCGTCTTCTGGATCAGCACCTGCTGCAACACCCATACCCCTAACTGCTTCAGCATTAACAACAAACTCACCATCGCTTAACATAGCTGGTATCTTGTCGCCACGCTCTCCGCCTGGGCCTGTAATTAATTCGCTTCTATCTACAAACTTGCCATCAGCTGCATAGAGTTGACTCTTAATTCTTCTAGGTTTCATGCTGTCTATATAAGTAGCCTCTTTAGGAGGTGCTACTAATGGTGAGAAGGGCACACCTTTCATTTGTGAATAAAGTTTTGATACTTCACTAGGATAGAATTTGTAAGACTCTGGTGTTTTATCTTTAGCGTCTATAGATATAGAAGCACCAGGTCTAGTATCTGAGTATGAACCTAGTCCACCTATTCCACTACCACCTCCGCCGCCATAGCCTTGAGATATTCTATTAGCTCTTTGTTCTGCAAGCTCTTCTTCTGTTGGTGGAGTGTAACCTCCGCCACTATAACCACCGCCTCCACCTAGATAGTCTCTAATATATTGATCAATATCAAAACCTCCTGGGCCAAATTCATCAAAGTCATCACCGTAGATATATTCTCTTTCATCAAAACTTATATTTGGCATACCGCCCATAGCAAATCTTTGTATACCTTGTCCTGCGTAGCCTCCATTTTTAAAATTTACTTTTGCAGCACCTGTTCCTAAAGAACTTTTTACTAATCTTCCTTGTTGCGTTTGTGGAGTGTCTGGCATCATGTTTGTGAAATTTGACAAGCCTGTTTTAATTAAATCTTTGTTAGATGCTTTTTCTTCTATCTCCATTCCATCTTCTATACTAACGTCATTACCACTTGAATCTTTATATCCAGTCAAAACAGTAGCACCAGTTTCAGGGTCGACTCCCATGACGGGCTCTAAGTCTGTATTATTATAAGGATTATTTGAATCGTTACCTAAATTAAATATTTCATTATCAAATTCTTCAAGATCTATCTGACCTTCATCTACTGCTTCGTTTATACCAGGTTTTTCTTGTGGGCCATAAGCTGTTGGATAAGGATTTGAACCAGTTGAAACAAAATTGCCATTCATATAACCAGCTATACCACCGTCTTGATAGTACATTGGCATACCGCCATTCATATATCCTGGAACATCATAGCCAAACTTGTTTTCAACTAAAGAAGGATTCTTCTTTGCTAATGCTTGTATTCCCTTATTGCCTTCTGATATTTTCTTCATAATTAAATTATATACAATTTTGTTTTAAGTGTACCATTTTTCTATATCCCATCCTTCATAAGAAGTGGTAACGTTAATTGATATATTTCCGTCTGTCTGCACGGAAACAGATCCTAATGATGCAGTTGTCTCGAAGCCTTGTGGATCCTTCGGAGTGTGTAACTGTATCCATCGGTTGCCTATATATACTTGCAAAACACCAATAGATGTATTCCATATTACATCACCTGCGTTAAAAGCTAAAGTAGAAATTTGAGAATCATTAAACTGTGGAGTAGAGTTTGGATCGAATGTTCCTAGGTTTAATTCAAGGACTCTTATTAATCTGTTGAATACATTAGCATCAACTTCATTGCCTGCCTGCGGTAATCTAGTTGCAAGAAGCTTGGCCATTATCTTCTGCCGTCAGTTCTAACGTCAATCCTGTTTGCTCCTAGTCTCCATCTAAATCCAGTTCTTGATCCTGTATCAGCGTCATCGTCTGATTGAACCCTAAGTACAAGCTGTCTGCCTCTAGCACGTGTAAAGCTTTGTTGAGTTGTGCTTGTAATGTTGTTAGTTGAGTTGGTTGTTAAGCTCTCGCCAGGGAAGTTACGAGTCTTTAGTACAAAGTTAATCTGTCCGTCAGTAGGAGTAGTGCCAAAGAATTTAACATCTGGAATTATTCTGCTTATAAATGCTAGTTGATTACCCTCTTCTATATCTATATCGCCAGACTCTATAAAGACATTATCCATAGGCAATCCGTCATCATCATCGGTACTTTCATGTATGTATAAGTAGTTATCACCATCGCTATCTTTACCTGTAGCCCTAGGTTTTTCAAAGACACCATCATCCATCCATGCTGTTCTTGATAGCTTACCTATACTCCAAGCACCCTCTAGGTAATTGTAGGTTACATAGCTGTCTATCTCTTCAGAAGAAGATGATACATAGAACCAGCCAACTTCGTTAAACTCTCTATTAGTAAAGGCTAATGTTTTAAATGATTGAGTATTGTTAATATCATCTAGTACATAGTTAAGTACGCTACATACCAGTCTTTTAACTGATCCTGAGTAAGTATAGAATCCATCTCTAGCCATCCAGTAAACGCCATCGGGTGCGTTGATCATGCCATTAGGAGATATAAGACCTACGTTCTCATTCACTAGGTTTAAACCAAAAGTAAACGGAGCACCTATAAACTGCATACTATATAAAGCAGTATCAGTCCAAATAAGAATCTCTTGTCTTGATCTTAGGCCGCCAATTATCTGTGATCCAGATGACAATCTTAAAGAACCAGCTGTATTAGTTGCTGTTGGATCCCAGTCTGTAACGCTTTCTTGATCTGAGAAAGCTATAAGTAAAGGATCTATAGCACCTGATCTAGCACTACCAACTATAGGATCAGCACCTAAAATAATAACGTGTCTATCAATATCACTGACTATAGTTTGCAAGCCTTTTGTTGGTGCAAGATTAGCACCGCTTAAATCACTTATAGCAACAGCTCTAGCACTTGTACCACTAGACTCGTCCCAGTAATAAACACCTCCAGCTCTAGGGTTTATTATAAGATCTTCACCGAAGGCATCGTGTGACCAAAGTCTTAACTGTCCTGTTTGTGATAATGCACTAGCAGATCCCCAAGTACCAGCACCCCATGTTCCTGCACCCCAACCTGTTGATGGTACATACACATCTAGTCCTACATTAATTTGATAGGCCGCATCCGCACCCGAACCACCGTTACCAGTATCACTACCGTTAGCAGTAGCTGTAGCTGTAAAGGTAAAAGTATTTGCATTAGGTACAGCAGTAACTTGATATTCTTGATTTAATACAGCAGCTGTAATAGCTCCACCTAAACTAACAGCACCACTAAAGGTAACAAAGTCATTTACCACAGCTCCGTGTGCATCATCGGTTGCTGTAATGGTCGCACTTCCATTAGTTGCTGCAAATACAATACCGTTAGTAGTTGTAGCTCTAATAGGTGTTACATCAAAGTAATCTGATCCAGCATTAACGTAGTATTTAAAAGTGGTTCCTAGTCCTATATATTTTGTATAGTCTAAATCAACCCATGCTAACAAAGCTCTGCCTGTTCCTAAATAAGAATTAGTAACTGCTTTAGTCCAACCGCCTATTTTTTCTGGTAATCCTTTTCTAAACCTAACTAAATTACCATCAGCCCAACCACCCTTGTCCATAAGATCAGTCATCTCTTTGTTGATGCCAGCGGTAAATTGTAGTTTAGTTAATGGCATTTTTTATACATGCTCCCAGTCATTGCCTTCAAATAACAATGATTCAGCTAATCTTCTTCTAGTTAATCCATCTAAAACTTTGCCACCTGCTTTGTTCCATCTTTTTATTTGAGCAGGTACATCCTCATAAGCACCTTGATTTAAAACTTTAAGCATAGTTGATGCGTTAAGATTTGCTCCACCAAGATTAAATGTCCATGATATAAGAGCATCAAATTGATGTTGATGCATAGGTACTGTTACAGCTTTCATAACTTCTTCTTCAAATATTTCTACATCTTTTTTTAATAATTCATCTGCTTCTTGTTGTGTTACCAAGTCACCCTCTTTAACACCCTCAGTATGACCATATCCTATGGTTAATACTCCTGCTGCACATTTATATGCATTGTATTCGCAGCCTTCAAACTTTTTAATTAATGACAAACCTTCTTGTGATATGTTCATATCTTTACTCCCCTTGTTCTGTAGTAACTGTTTTATAATAGACGACAACTTCTTTAAGCTCATTTATATACCTCTTTAGTTCTTGCATATTATATGCCATCAGTTCGTAATCTGGCACGGACATAGCTAAGAATACCACTTGACCTTGGTCTTTCTCAACTCTAGTTAGAAATTCATCTATATTTTTTTCTGAAACAACATACCAATAAGGATCTTTAAGATCTATTTCTCTAGGCATAATGGGTTGAACTATAGTTCTTTCTATAGGTTTAGAAATAACTTCTATCTGTTTACTTGGTATTAGGCTGCAACTGCAAGCCATCATCAAGACTGTCAATGTTACGACTGTCTTCTTCAATGCTATCAAATACATCTTTAGTTCCTTTGTTTACTCTAGGTTCTATCAAACCTGGTTTAGCTGCTGCTAACTTAGTTAGATTGTGCCTTTTAAATATGTCAAGGTATCTTGACATTTCTTGTTCTATCTCTTGATTGCGTGACTGTATTGCTAGTAAGCCTTCTGTTTGTGTAGCAAAATCATTTTGTAATGATTCTATTGCTAGTTTTTGTTCTTGATCTCTTAGCTCAAACGCTTGGTTAAGAGCAGATAGCTTAGAGTTTTGATTCCATAATAGATAGCTAGTCAAACTCATGACTAATACTATACCCATTAAGACTTTAGTCATTAACTAATAACTTGCGACAAAACTATTGATACTAGTATGAATGGATACACAGCCCAAATCATATTCTCTAGCTTATCAAAACGCTTTGCACCGTCCTCTAGTCTTCTATCAATACTTTTGTACAATGCTTTGCATTCTCTTTCATGAGATTCTATTGCAGTAAGGGCATCTTTTGCTGTTGCCATATCTTTCCTCAAATTGTATATACGTTTAAAGATTTTTCTTTACCTTTAACTTTAATTGCCTTTAAAGATTTTAACTCAAAATTACACATTTTGGCAGTCTCTTCTCCTATTAGAATATCTACACCTGCTTCTTTGGTTCCTGATTCAAGACGAGCAGCTGTATTTACAGCATCTCCTATGGCTGAGTAGTCAAATCTAGTATCACTGCCCATGTTACCTATAACAGCTTCTCCTGTATTAACACCAACACCTATTGCTATGGGATGAGATAGTTCATTGTTAAGTTCTTTTATTGCCTCTTGCATTTCAATAGCAGTCTTTACTGCTTTGTTCTGATGATCTTCTAAATCCATAGGTGCATTAAAGATAGCCATACAAGCATCACCTATAAATTTATCTAC